TTTTGTTCGGTTAAACATACCCATGGGTGGGGCACTTTTTAAATGTTGTTCCGGGTCCCTTTTCAAGTGTTAGCTACAGCAATATGGTGTTACGGCTGCAATGAACGGATAATAGCGCAAGAATCCCTTGATGCTGCTCTTGCACTTGATTTGCGAGTTCTCGTCCAACAGCTTGAAACGCTCAACCGACTTGTTGATTATCGGGTCAAGCTGCTCACGCTCTACGCCGTTCCAATATTTGGTGTTCAAGTCACGCACCTCTTCCTCTGTATAGATGTTATATTTCTCTATCTCGTCTGTTTGGTCGTTGAGCTTGTTTGGGTCGGCTTCATCCGACAGAATTGTTGTCTTGTAAAACCGCTGGAATGACTTTTGTATCTTGTCAGTATCGTTGTAGAAGTCGAGCACGAATGTATCTCTTTTCAGCGGATGGCAACGGTTCAAGCGTGACAGGGTTTGCACTGCTGCCACGTCCGAGAGTTCCTTGTCAACGTACATGGAATGCAACAAAGGTTGGTCGTAGCCAGTCTGGAACTTGTCGGCAACTACCAATATTCTATATGGGTCTTCACCCATGTTCTCCTCTATGTCCTTTGAGGGGAAGCCATTGATGTCGGCTTCCGTCACCTGTTTGCCGTTCCATTCCTTGCTTCCCGAAAATGCCACGATAGCACGGTATGGACTTTTGCGTTCCTTCAGCAAAGTCTCAATCTCATAGTAAAAACTAATGGCTCTCAATATGCTACTGGTCACTACCATCGCCCTTGCCTGTCCGCCAATTTTCCCTTTGTCCAATACAGCCGTATGGAAATGGTTGACAATGATTGCTGCTTTCTGCCTAATCGTCTCGGGACGGCTTTCCACATACGCACGGATTTTCTTCTGAGCCTCCTTTTGGTCAAACTCGGGGTCGCCATTTACGGTCTTAATCACTTTGTAGAAGCTGGCGTATGTCGTGTAGTTCTTCAACACATCCATAATGAAACCTTCTTCTATGGCTTGCTTCATTGTATATTCATGAAACGGCAAATATTGCACCTTGCCGTCTGGCTGTGGACATGGTGTACCGAACATTTGCAAAGTCTTTGGCTTTGGTGTTGCCGTGAATGCGTAGTAGTTGGCATTCTTCACCATCTTGCGACCCTCGATTATTGCGTTGAGCTTGTCTTCAAGGTCGTCCTCGTTCTTTGCTACGTTTCCCGACAGGGCAATATTCATCTTGGCAGATAGCGAACCGTTCTGACTGCTGTGTGCCTCATCAATGATAATGCCGAAGTGCTTGTTTTTCAACTCCGAGCCTATAGCTTCGAGTATATATGGGAACTTATGCACGATGGTAATGATAATCTTCTTGCCGTCCTGCAAGGCATCCTTCAATGTCTGCGAAGAGTCTGCCCAGTCCACAAGATTAGACAATCGCTTGAAGGAGTTGATGTTGTCTCGAATCTGGGTATCAAGATTTACGCGGTCGGTCACAACTATCACCGTGTCTAATATAGGGGTAGTGCCGTCAAGCAATCCCACAAGCTGGTAGGCAAGCCACGTGATGGAATTACTCTTGCCACTGCCTGCCGAGTGTTGGATGAGGAATTTCTGTCCGACACCACCTTCACGAGTGGCTTTGAGAAGCTGACGAACACAGTCGAGCTGATGGTAGCGAGGCCAAATGATGCTCTCTATTGTCTTCTTTTCTCTTTTGCCAGTCTTCTTGTTCTTTACTTCTTTCTCCTTAAAAGTGATTTGGGCGTAGTTCTCCAAGATGTCAGAGAGAGAACGTTTACCAAGAACATCCTCCCACAGGTAAGCTGTGCGCACTCCATTTGGGCTAACAGGATTACCTGCACCGCCATTCACGCCTTTGTTGAATGGCAAGAACCATGAGGCGTTGCCTTTCAGCTCCGTACACATCATGATGTCGTCATCGTCCACGGCAAAATGTACGGCGCAACGGCGTTTCTGCAAAATTAGTGCCATCGGGTCTGCTTTCGGGTCTCTATCTTCCTTGTATTGCTTGATGGCGTTTTCCACGGTCTGCCCTGTATAATGGTTTTTCAGCTCCATCGTCATGATTGGCAGACCGTTCAATGATATGTACACGTCAATGCTGTCCGTTTTCTCCTTGCTGTAATAGAGCTGACGGGTTACGCAGAATATGTTCTTGTCGTAGTATTGCTGTGCAGTTGGGTTGAGTGCCGATGGAGTGGGATAATACATATCAAATATCTCAGATATGTACTTGAAACCCTTTCGCAGTACGTCTGTCACACCACGCTTGCTTAGGGCTGCACTGAGCCTACTGAAAAACTTGTGTTCTTCAGTAGGAGAAGTGAAACACGCCGTGTTCTCCACCTTTTCTTTTTGTGTAGAGAGGATGAATCGTTTCACTCGTTCCGTGTCCAAGCCAAACTCCTTGTTGTAGTCGCTTGATACGCCTTCCTCATAACCTTGGTGGTCACGAAGATAGCTGACGAGTATTGTTTCGAGTTCCTTCTCTGATATGTCTGTTGGCATACGCTTTCAATTTAAAATTCTTTCTTCAGCTCATTGTATAAGTCCACTGGTCCCAAGTGCCAGTATTGGGTACTTTCGGTGGATAGCTTCTTATAGAGTTTTGAGCGATATATACGGTTGATTGCATCCGTAAGGCTTATGCCCTTGTCTTCTGAGAGCCAAGGGGCAAGCCATCCTATCTTTAATGGCAGCAACATATACAAGTTGTCTTGCGTTATTTTTGCATTCATAACTTTATAATTTTTGATTCTACAAATTTAATGGCAAGCAGCGATTTCTCCGTGTGGAAAAGATACTGGTCAACCAATTTATATGTCTTCAACTCTTGAATGAGAGTAGGCATACTGATGATGCCACCTTCATAGAGTGTGAACTGAGTATAAACGCTATCATCTGCCACAGGACCATACACAATGTCGTAGTCGTGGCAGAACTCCCTCTCGGTACGATTTTTCATTACGAAATTCACCCATTCCTCTGTTGGTTTCTTGAAGAAGAGTGATTTCATATCTTTTATTACGTCGTCATCCAACTCATAGACATTCACGTAACCGACAGATACTCCTTTGTCTTTCATTCTTCGCTCTACCCATTTCTTAGCCTGTTCGTAAGAAGTGGTTGTGTAGAAGCCAGAGCCATAGTCGAGAGAACGGTTTGGCTGACGTATCTCTGGACTCTTAACTTCCTCAATACTTCCATGATATACTTTGCTCATTTTCTTCTTTCGTTTATCATTTTGTCAATTTCTTCAACCAGCCACTGACCGCCTTGTGTATGGAGTACATCGTAGAACTCGCAGAAATGCTCTGCAATGCCATATTGCTCAAACAAATTCACCACATCTTCAGCAGCCATACTCTTTGCCTTTGCGTATTGCTCTATACAGAACGATACAAACATTGCTCTGTCTTGCTGTTCCTTGTTCATTTTTGTTCTCCTCTCTGTGGCTTTGCCACACATATCTGTCCTGTCACTACATCACATATCAAACGTTGTTTGAACTCTTTGAGATAATCTATCTCCGCTTGGAGGTCAGCCATACAACTGTCAATTTTAGAGAGCTTGGCTTCTATGTAATCAACAATGGCTTGCTGCTCAGAAGCAGGAGGTAGCATTATACTATTGTTCCTCAACATGTCGTAATTGATGTTCTGTCCTTCTCGTATTCCAGTAACACATGTTTTCAAAAGTCCTATAAAAGGATGTGATTTGAAAAGGTATTTAACATAGAGCGGATTTATATCTCTGGATGGCATCAATACCGTATAGGCTGCGCTAATAATTCCTTGGTAATGTGCATATTCTATACCTCCTTGGAACGAGCGCAAACTTATGACAAAGTCTCCTTTTTTTACCAGCTTCAATCCATCAAGTCCTTTGTTTACAACGACAACTCTATTCTCATACATACTTTGGGGTATCACCCCGTATTTCTGAGTCGCACAAAGTACAGGCTCGTTAGGAAATCCTTTTTCCGAACGCTCCTTAAACAAAAATTTTATCTTGCGAATTTCCCAATGCTCAGGAATCATGCCAATCCAAGGTATGCCCGAATCTTTCATACGAACATTCGGGTTCAAACCTTTCGTTACGACATTTGCAATCTCTGATTGCTTTAAACTGTCAAGCAGCTCTCTCTCTCTCTCTCTTGCAGAAACATATTGTTCAATTTTAAGGGTTTTATCTTTCAAATAGTCAACAATTCTCTTCTGCTCTTGCATCGGAGGATAGTGTGTTGGTATGCTAAACAAATCGTCCGTATATAAACGGTTGAATCCAATAGCTACGCCTGTCGTCTTTTTGATGAATTCAGACACATATATTGGAGTCTTAAACAGGTATTCAAGATATTCTAAATCCGCTCTACCCGTACCATAATATACTGCATAATCTGGACTTACAAGTCCATCGTATGCAGACAAAGCGAAAACGCCTAAATGGGCTTTCAGTTTGTTCAATACCATATCACCTATTTTTGTGCGTTTCGCACCAACATACGAAGTGGCAAGGTTTGGAACAACATCCATTTGTGAAGTTGGAATTAAGCCGTACTTTTGACTCATCGAAAGAGGTTCACCGATGCCATCTTCCGATTTGTCAACTCTCTCACGAAGTAGATGTTTTACCTTAACGCAACTCCAATGGCTCGGAATTTCTCCAATCCATCCCACACCGCTATCTTTATATGATTCATATTTTTTCATACACAAATATCATTAACGGTTAGACGTTTAAAATATCTTTAAGTACGCCTTTCAGTCTGCCCTCTATGCCGTTGATGTCGGTTGTGATGTCGGCAATGGTGCGCAGTTCTACAGGCTTGTAAAAGTATTTGGTGAACGACAACTCATAGCCAACAACTACATTTGCAGCATCGTAGAACGCATCGGGCGCATACGGCAGCACTTCCTTTTCCATGAAGGCATCAATGCCTCCTAAATAGAGGAGCGGCACTTGCTCTGTGTCACGCAATGATGGGTCTGTCACGACCGCACTGTCACGCTTTGTCGGCTTAGTGAAGCAAACATCAGCCTTGTCATTGTGTTTGCCGAGATACTGACGCACCAGTTTCACCTTTGACGCTGGCACTTTCACTCTCATCTGTTCCAACATCAAGAACAATGCGAAATCACCCACGGTATGACCGCCCAAGTTTTCTTTCCATGCCTCAACCACTCGCTGCAAAAGTTCCACATCGCCCTTGTTTTTCAAGTCGGGCAGTGCGATTTCGTCAAGGTTCTCATAAACAAGACGAAGAGGTCTCTCCACGGTCACGCTATAGTAGCCAAATTCCTTATTCGGGAAGATCTTGCTTTTCTTTGTTTCTTTGAAGTCGAGCAGCATCTTGACAATTTCGTTGCGGTCCGCTTCGTTAGTCTCGCAGTTCTTCTTACCAAGGTTCTTGCGCAACGGAGACTTGATGTCGGTTGCATCAATCAACTGCACATATCCTTTGCGGCGTTCCTCCTTGCGGTTGGTTACTACCCAGATGTATGTGCCTATGCCTGTATTGTAAAAGTCGTTTTCGGGCATGGCTATGATAGCCTCCAGCATGTCGTTCTCGATGATGTACTGGCGCAGGTTGCTTGCTCCGCTTCCTGCATTACCCGTAAAAAGTGAGGAGCCATTATGCACTTCCACGATTCTCGTACCCAGTTCCGTATCATCCACCATTCGACTGAGGTTGTTGGCAAGAAACAGCATCTGGCAGTCGCCGATGTCGGGCAAGAATGTTATATCCTTGCGATTCTCGCCATTGCCTATGGCGATATTAAAGCGAGAGTCCGTAAACTTTGCCTTTTCTGTCTCCTTCAATCCACGTTTCTTCAAGTCCTCTTTCCACGGAGTGCCGAAAGGAGGATTGGAGATGCAGAAGTCGTATGTTTCTCCAGCATGACCGTCACGAGAAACAGTGGAGTCGAAAGCGATATACTCTCGTTCCTCACCAGCGTAGTTGTATTGGAAAGATTTGATATGCCCCGAAATCATAAGGTCTGCCTTGCAAGTTGCATAAGTGTCTGGCAATAGTTCCTGTCCGTAAATGTTGATTGCCACATCTTTCCCCTGTTCCTTGCCAATCTGCTTGATGCGCTCTTGCGCAATGGTGAGTATTCCGCCAGTGCCACAGGCTCCGTCATACACGCTGTATGTCGTAGCCTTAATTTTGTCAGCAACAGGAAGTACGGCAAGGTCGGCAAGCAGCTTCACGTAGTCTCTTGGTGTGAAATGTTCACCAGCCTCTGTCACGTTGTTCTCCTCGTTGAAGCGTCGCAGGAGCTCCTCAAACATCATTCCCACAGTGTGGTTGTCAAGAGCAGGATGCAAGAGATTGCCCTCGCCGTCAAAGACAGGCTTTGAGCTGAGGTTTATTTTGTCGGACGTGAATTTCTCGATGATACTTCCCAAACGCTCCGCTTCCGTGAGGTTGTCAACAACCTGTCGAAGGTGCAGCTTTTCGATGATGTCGAGCACATCCTTGCTATAGCCGTTCAGATATTCAATGAAGTTCATTTTAAGGCGAAGAGGGTCAATCTCGCTTTTCAAAGTCTTCATCGTAAACTTGGAGGTGTTGTAGAATGGGTAGCCAGTAATGTCATACAACACTGGCGCTTGGTTTTCTATCTTGTTTTTGTCAAGCTGTTCTTTCATCTGTATAACAGCATCCTTTGTCGGTTCGAGCAGCACGTCAATGCGGCGCAACACCAACATAGGCAGAATGACCTTCTTGTAATCGCCTTTGTTGAAAGCGTTCACAAGTACGTCATTGGCTATGTTCCAGATAAACGAGAACAAAAAGTTATATTGTGACTGTTCCATTATGTTTTGTCTTTTATTTAGCACTACGTTCATTCTCGTCCGAGATAAGTTCCTTCATATCCACAGACAATATTTGTGCAATTTCAAGAAGCGTTGTAAGGTTTGGTTGGGTACGATTGCACACATAGGCATTGACCGTACTAAAACTCTTGCCCATTTTCTTGGAAAGCCAAGTTTGGCTTATACCTTTCTCCTCTAAAACTGCCTTTATGCGATTTAACTTCATATTTTTATTGCATTTTACCCTACAAAAATAATAATTTATTGCGATAATCTATCATAAATAGGCAAAATTTTAGCATTTTATAAGATGATTTTAGTCGAAGATGCTACAAATCCCACTTTTTATGCTTGTTTTTGAAACTTTATGGTTCTGTTTTTAGGTCTTGGCTTGAAAGCAATGTCGTAATTTACAAAAGAGATAGACAATCAATGTTCACCTCTTAAAAATATGTAAATTAAGAGCAAAAAAGATAGTTTCTCAGATTTTAGATTTATCTTTGCACTCGTAAACAAAGCGTTCTTTGTATATTGCAAAGTTGTGAAAGAAAAAGAATATAGCTCGTTTCTAAATCGTTAGCAGTTACATTCTTCAAAACACTTAACTCGTTGATATTCAATTAATAAAAGATTTTACTGTGACTCTTTTTGTGGAAGCAAATTCGTTTATTAATTCCACAGAGTATAGCTATATCCTTTAGATATTTGTTGATGTCCGCAGGGTCTTGAATAGGGAGTAGCTTCTCTCTACCCTTGTACTTATCCAATATCAGTTTGGCGATAGGGAGTAGGGGAATGCGTGATAGAACTCCTGTTTTAACCCTACGTTTCTTAATCCATATTCTGCCAGCGTTATCTTTCTCAAAGTGTTCTGGTGTCAAGGTCTTAATGTCAATGTAACTAAGCCCAGTGAAGCACCCAAATAGGAACATATCTTTAGCTCGTTCCAATCGTGGCAAGGGAGTATCAAAGTTGATAATCTTCCTCAATTCTTCTTCATTCAAGAAATCCACTTCTACGGGTTCACGTTCTACTTTATAAGCATTTACAGGATTGTAGGATATATAAGAGTTGGCGACAGCTAAATTTAGCAGCTTCTTTAAGAACTTTAAATGCTTGGTGCAGGAGTTTTGTCCCATCTTCTTCTCTCCTAAAAGGTAGGCATGGAATCCTTGAATGAAACCTAAGTTTACCTCTCTTAAATATAAGTCCTTACGTTTATATTTCTGCTGAATGAACTCTTTGAATAGTCTGCCTGTATATTCAAACACCCAATAAGTGGCAGGGGCAACAGTTTTACCTACCATTGCTTTGCGCTCTGTATTATGTTCGTTCAGAACATCCAATAAAGTCTTCTCGTTCAGAGCTTCCACCTTATCTGTGATAGCTTCTTTTAATAGTTCAGCAGTGATAAGGTAGCCCTTTTGAAGTAGCTCAATCTCTTTCTGATATATCTTATTCCGTAGTTGAATCAGATAACCGTTGGTTAGCTGCGCTTCTTCACTCTTGCCTTTTACTGCTTGCTTCTCTTTGTTCCAATCAGCAGCAGATATGTGTTTGCCTGTACTAAAGTAGATTCTCTTTCCGTTAGTGGTGATTGAAACCTCAATAGGTGATAGACCTTTCTTGTTTTGCTTACTTTCTCTTAATGAAAAGTAAACCATTGTACAATGTTTCTCCATTTTAATTTAAATGTTATATGGAGTGTATCGCATTGTATTATAGTTAATTATATCAATTCTTGCAGCCGTTTTTAAGAATGGCAAATTCGGCTGCAAATCGGCTGCAAAAGTAACCTGTTTATGGCTTAATTTGAGGGGGAATTGGCTACTCTTTGCATGAGCTGTTTGGACTTAAATAAAGCAGGATTTATCTTGTTATCTCCTTACTGATTCACCATTCATTCACTCTAAATAGTGAGTGATGCAAGGTGCTTCAATCTGTTATCTAAGCTAAGTTACCACAAATAAAAAACTCCTGCAACCACAAGGATTACAGGAGTTTATCTGTATGAAGTAACTTATATTACTTGCTCAAAGCAGTAGCCACGTCAACCGCACAAGCCACTGTACATCCTACCATCGGGT